ATCACAGTGTGGCGCGACTACACCCGCAAAGAACGCGACGACATGGGCGAAATTCGCGACTCCATGTTTCGCTTCGTCATGGGCTACAACAAGAGCCAGCGCGACATCGCACTGGGCCGTTTGTACGAAAGCCTGGCCACCAACTACGCCAGCCGCACAGAAGAGCCTGGCTACGTCAAGGTGCCTGACACCAAGATCGAAGACACCATGGTCCCCCGCTACGGCAAGATCGCCGGTAAGTGGGTGCCCAAAGAAGTGCTCGACCAGCTCAGCGCGTTTGACTCGTCCATGCAAAACGACTTGACCAAGATTTACCTCAAGGGCTTGTCGATGTGGAAAGAGGGCAAGACCGTTCTCAACCCAGTGGCCCACGCGAACAACGTGCTGTCGAACTTGACGATGGCCCACTTTGCTGGCGTGTCTTACTGGGACGCGCACAAGTACATCGGCTCCATCAAAGACCTGGTCAAGGGTGACGCGATGGTCGACGAAGCCAAAGATGCTGGCCTGTTTGGTGGTACGTTCAACCGTTCCGAGCTGATCAAGGCAATGCCTGAAGAGCTGCGAGCCATGGGCCAGATGACCGAGTCACCGATTGGCAAAAACGTGGACCGGGTGTGGAATGCTTTGTCCTTGTTCTTGCGCAAGCCCATGGGCGTGGCATACGATGCAGAAGATCAATTCTTCCGATACCTGATCTACCGCGACGCTCGCGGCCGTGGCCTGGGTGTGGACGATTCGGTCGACTATGCACAGAAGTACATCTTCACATACGACGATCTGCCAAAGACCGCGCGCATCATCCGCGACATGCCGGTGGGTTTGCCGTTCTTTAGCTACACGTTCAAAGCCATCCCCGCCCTGGCCAACACAGCACTGGAGCACCCGTTCCGATACGCTGCTCCAGCGGTTGCCTTGTACACGGCCAACGCAATCATGTACTCGATCGCTGCCAGCCTGGGCGGTGGCGATGATGAGGATTGGTGGACCATCATCCGCCGGTACGTGACTGATGACGAATTCCGTGCCCGTGTCAAAGACATGGAAAAGCAAGAGCGTGAGTTTCTGCCTGCCTGGATGAAGGGCGCAAGCCTGTCTCTGGGTACCCAGAAGGCGATCCGCTTGGGGACAGACGACCTGACCAACTTGCCGGTGTTCTTGGACGTGAGCCGCGTTTTCCCAGGCGGCGATCTATTCGACGCACACAACAACGCTGGCGGCATCCCGCTGCTGGCTCCGCTCACGCCCAACAACCCGGTGCTCACAACGGCCGCAGCAATGCTGTTCAACAAGGACACGTTCCGCAACAAGGACATCGTCCTCAAGAGCGACACCGATGCAGAGGCTGCAAAGAAACGTGCGGCTTGGATGTGGAAGCAGGCCAGCCCTGCGATCGCCGTGGGCAACACCCACTTCGAGCGTGCCATGAACGTGATCGCCAACAGCACCGGCCAGCCTGTCAATGTGGGCCTGGCAGAGTACACCGGCATTGGTGCAGATGGCTTGCCCATTCAACCCAAGTACGCAGCGATGCAGACCGTGGGTATCAAGGCTCGCCCGATCGACTTGGATACAGCAGAGAAGATTCAGGCGTCACAGACCAAGGCCATGATCCGAGAGCTTGAGCTTGAGATCAGAAAACTCACACGCTTGGAGTCCAAAGGCGCGATCACCAGCGAGGCGTCCGAACGCGAGAAAGAAAAGCTGCGCGAGAAGCGCAGCAATCTGCGCGAAGGTCTCACGGTCGAAGGCGAAGAGAAGAACTAAATCCTGGTGCTGCGAAACGCGGCCGCAAGGTGCATCATGGCCCTGCGAAAATTGTCATCGGTTTCGACTTCACGGCCGCGCCAAAATAAACGGCCGTCGGGTCCGAAGCGAATCACTTCAATGGTAGGCTCCCGGCGTATGACAAAGAGATTGGTCTGAGACTGCTTGGCCTCGATCTCTTTCCAGGCTTCTTCTTCAGGGTCGTCGATCATCTCGTTCTCCTTAATCTGTTGTTTACGCCAGCCGCTCATTCGTATGTAAAGCTGGACGTGTCGCCCAGCCGCCACTTCGCGTGCTGCTCGACTCGGTACTTTTGCGTGGCCACTTTGAAGTCGGGAAACTTCATCTCGGCCGGGTTGAACGCTGGGTCGTAGAACCGACAACGGTTGTTTGGCTGCAATGCGAACTGGCCATTGTCGAGCTTCAATAGGTTGTAGCTCTTGTGCTCGTCAACCGTTTCGCTGAAACCAAAGTCAGGTATGCGCGGGTCGGGGCTGCAAGTATCAAGCGTGAACATGTACTCGCCGCCGTAGGTCTTTTTGTCCTTGGCAAAGAACTCAGCGCGCAGGCCCTTGAGCAAGGGCTTGTCAACCACGGTGACGTGGTAGCTCAACGCGTCCCAGATTTGCAGCACGTCCAGTGGTAGGTCTTCGTCCACCGACGTTTTGGGTGGGTGAATAAACGCACTGATCGGCAGCTTGTCATAGAGCGCGCCGTACTGGGGCAGATATGTCTCAAAGCGAAAGGCTTCGCCCTTGATTGACTTGACGCTGCACCAGATGCCTTCGACCAGCGGCGCGTCGGCAGGGCACTGGAAGTCGTAGAGGTACTCGGGGCGCACGAGCACTTTGACTGGGGGTAATGGGCAAACAAAATTCATTTCTTTTTCCTTGGTCTAACTCCACCGGGCTTGCATTCTTCAACCCGTTCAACAGTGTTGAAACGGTGCATGTTGGCGCATTCATATCGCCGCCTTGTTGTGTTGTCTTCGCGCTTGCGAGATTCTTTTACGATGGTCCACGTTCCGCATTCTGGACATTTCATTTTGCACAACTTGCTATGGCCAACAGAGTCAGCCCAATTGTGATGATTGCCAAGATGAACACGAAACGGGAATCTTCTGGGCGATCTGGTTGGCACGCACAGAGCTGGCCACTGGCGTCATAGCCCGTGCCGAAACACCGGGTGCACGGTGTCTTCTCTTTGCGCAAAGGACAGTCACGCCCTTGTTTGCAGTTGCCAAACTCGTCGCAGCAATTCATGTCTCTTCCTCAAGAGGTATGTCGCGCCATTCGCCAATCGAGAGGTCTTCTTCAATCCCCCAGTATTGCTGGAGGGTGCGTACGGTTCGGGGGTTGGCTACATCTTCTGTAAAGTCTTGGCGCTCAATAAATCTAAACCTTGTTGTTGGTGTCATCATCTTCTCCCAAGGTTGGCAAAGCAGATACCCAGCCAAACAACCAGCCACCACAACGCCCAGAAATGGGACTCCAAAAATTCAATGGCGGTCATTCTGATTTCTCCAGGCTCAACAGAAACAAAACACAGCAGCCGAGGTGGGCCAGGTGGGGCAGGCCGCTTTCCTGGTCGTGCTCTTCGCCTTGGCTGTACGCAACCAGGTGGCGGAATGCTGCCTTCACATAACGGTCAGCAGCAACATGCTTCCAGTTGTCTCGCGCGTACTTGGCCGCGCCGAACTCCAACACCTTCACGATCTCTTCGACCGAGTCCCAAGGCAGCAATGTGAAGTCGCGCTTGTCGCCGTCGAACTTCACGCCCACCCAACTTTTATCTATCGCGTCATCCATCAATCAATCTCCTTCATGTAGTAGGGGGTCTCAAACCCATCGCCCCTCAAAGGCAAGCCCGGTGCCCAGCCCATGCTGCGGCCCATGATCTCCTCAACTTGCTGCAATGTGCCCTGGCCATACGGCACCTCGGTCACGTCCTCATCATGCACAGTGAACAGCTGCTCGATACCCGCTTCGTCCAGCGCCAGCATCGCCTCTGCCAAGCAGTCACGCGCAATCGCCTGAGTGATGTTCTCCACCAGCTTGCCGCCATAGGTGGCCAGCCTGGTCCACTGCTTGGTCTTTTGGTCCATGCCCTCGTATGTCAAGGACCCCTGGCTTGCCACAACAAACTGCCCGCCCGTGCTGGTCTCGCGCACCAGGTCCTGGGCTTCGATGCGTGGCTTCACGTAGAACAGCTCGCGCCCTGACGGCAGACGGATCGTCAGGAACCCGGACTCCCAGGTGAAGCGCAGCCCAGTGCGGCCGCCAGCGATCAACAGCACTTCGCTTGTGCGTCGGCGCACTGCCTGCTTGGCCTTCTCCTCGACCGCGTACCACAGCTTCACGATCTCGGGGTTGGCTTCGCGCCAAGCCACCTTGATGGGGTCCAGCTCCTCCTCTGTCAGGCCCATGGCCAAAGCGCCCATGGTCTTCAAAGCGCCGACCCCGCCCTGGTAACCCAAAGCCAGCTCGGCGATCTTGCCCTTTTGCCGGTAGGGTGACTTCTTGCCAACCGATCCGGGTGTCAGCTTGAACATCTGTTCAGCCGAGGCTTCGTAGATTTTGCCGTGGGTGTTGAACACCTCAAGCCTCCACACGCACCAGGCCAGCCAAGCGATCACACGGGCCTCAATGGCGCTGAAATCGACTGGGATGAGCCTAGCCCCTGGCCGTGCAATAAAAGCCGTCCTGATGAGCTGTGAGAGCGTGTCAGGCACATTCCCGAACAACATCTCCAGCGATTCGTAGTCTCGCGCTTTCAACAAGTCACGAGCCAAGGCGATGTCCTTGAGTTTGTTTTGCGGCAGGTTCTGCACCTGCACGATCCGGCCAGCCCACCGGCCGGTGCGGTTGGCACCGTAGAACTGGGTCAGCCCACGCACGCAGTCGTCGATGCACATCGCCCTGGCCATGGCGTGGTACTTGGACACCGAGGTCTTGGCCAGCTCTTGTCGCAGCTCTAGGACCCGCTTGACCACGCTGCTGTCGGTGTTGGCAAGCAGGGTGGGCACGGCCTTCTTGGTCAGGTCCACGATGGTCGTGTCGTCCTCCTCTTCTTGCAGCCACTTCAAGAGCTGGTTGCGTGAGTTGGGATTGTCCAAGCCAGTGAGTCGTTCGGCTTCGGCCAATGTGCGCTGGCGCACGATCGCATCGCACTCGATGGCAGCCTCGACCAGCTTGCGGTCCAGCTTCACGCCCTTGGTCATCATGCGGTGGTCAAGGTGCCACAGCTTCCATTCGGACTCAGGCACCGGGAACTTGGCCAGCTTCTCAGCGATGGCGTGTTCGCTCTCCACGTCCACGCCGCAGTAGTCTTTGAACAGCTGCCACTTGGCCGGGTCGTGTTGCGGGTAATTGCGTGTGCGCCCGCCGTTGACTTTGGTGGGTTTGCAAGGCAAGCAGAAGTACCGGATGAGTGACCAGCCGATCGCCATCTTTTGCTTCTCGGGAGGCAGGCCCACGACGCGGCCTACGTCTGCGAGGTTGCCCGGCATGCCCAAGTACAGGGCGTGCACGCTTGTGCACTTCCACTGGGTTACATCAAGCGCGCGGCCCAGGTGCCGGTTCAAACATGCCAACTCAAAGGCCGCGTTGTATGCGGTCTTTTGAATGGTCGGGTCGTCAATTGCTTCCAAAATGTGTGGCGGGATTTTCTCTCCGGCTATCAGGTCAACAACGTGCACCTGACCGCTGCCGTACTTGAAGCCAAACAGCATGATTTGAAAGTCATCGCTCTCGGCGTACTTGTGCACGCCGCACTTCTTCAGGTCGACGCTGCTGTAGGTCTCCAGGTCAATGCGGAGGATGGTCATTCCGCTGGCCTCGTGTCGATGAACACCGGGGTTAAGTCACCCATCCAGGCACCGATCGTGTTGAACTCGAAGAACTCTTCGGCGTCTTCGCGGGACATGTCTCGCGCCAGAATGTCGATCACGATGGTGCGGTCGTAGGCAACCACCGGGTCCATGCCAAACCTATAGGTTACGCCGATGATGGCTTCATCGAAATCTTTGGGTTCCAAAAAGATCGCGTTCTCCATCTCGTCCATGATCCGTTCACGAGTTGTCATGTTGATCCAACCTTTCGAGTAGCTTGACGATCAACGCTTCGTAATGGCGTATCAAAATCCATAAATCTGCCTCCGGCATTCTGTTCTCCTGGTTTACTGTTTGGTGAAGGTGGCCCCTCACCAAAAAGCCCCCGTCTTTCCGGGGTGTCATCGCGCCGGTGCTCATAACACCGGGTGTTGCGAAACTTACTCAGCCTCTAGGGCTGGTGCTTGAGTTGCGTTCAAGCGTTCAATCTCTTTGATAAACTGATTTCTAGTTTGATCAAACAGGTCATAGCCTTGCTCGATGGTCAGCTTGCGAAGCGATGCAAGCATCAGCTCTGCGCCTGCGGGTGTGAACTGTAAAGTCACAATGGGTTGGACTTGTTCAGTCATTGATTATTTCTCCTAGTTGCGCGGGCATACTTGTCCGCATTACTTCCACACTGTTTGGCCCAGCATGCGTGGTGTACGTACCCTTACCCCACTTACCGCCAAGCCACGACCCTAATCCGCTTTGAATGTCTTTTGGTTCAAACTTCCCAAATTTGATTTCTTGCACTTCACCGATCTTTGCGTCAAGATTAAACTGCTCTTTGTAAAAAGCTCTAATCTCTCCGTGTGAAAACCGGCGATTCGCCTGGCGTTTAGTCTTGTTCTTGACTTCCAGGGTTCCAAACTCTTCGCCATCATCAGTGATGATTTTAAATTTACAACCCATTGCATCAAGCAAAGTTACGGCGCGTTGCACCTCTCGCAGCTGGACCACTTTCATTTTAATTTCCTCAGTTTAAAAAGTCATCTTCGACTGCGGTGAAGTCGTCTTCGGCACGGGTGCGGCCAGTCAGCGTATCGCCTTCTGCCAATTTTTGCACGTTGTTCAAGCCAGCAGCAATGCCCTTGTTGCCGTCAACATTGAAGGGAAACATGTTGATTGAAACTCGCGCATAGCAACCGCTGTAAACCTCGGACTTATCCATGATAGGGTTCATTTGTGCATCCACAACCCCTGGCTTCAGGCTTGTGTTGCAATTCATAAAGAAGTGGCCCTTGTACTCAGGGCTTTTCTCAACGTCACGGTCCGTGTCTCCATCGCGCAAAGGCATCTTGAAGCTGGACAAGAACTTGCCGCCCCAGGTCGTCGATGCTTTGGGGTCGGCTTTCACCAACTCACATGCGGCCTTGATTTTGTCAAGGGTTTCTTTGTCAGACTTGGGGATCAAGATCGCGGTGCTGTACTTGCCCTTGTCGTTCATCTCGAAAACGCTGACGTATGACAAACGCACTTTGCCGGTGATGACTTTGAACGGGTTGATGATAGTAGTGGCCATTTCTGGTTTCCTTATTTACTGATTTACGAAAAATCCTCAGCCGCTGACGCAGCCGAAGCGAGTGCCGGTCTTTTATCGCTCTCCGGTACGAGCGTGGGTTTACCTTCGGGCTTGACGATCAGACCGCCCAGCACCTCGATAAACACCTTCTTGCCGATCGCTTTCTCCATGGCAGTGATGCCAAGAAGACTGCGCTCGAACATGATCTCTTCAGGTACGCCCGCAGCCTTGAGCTTGGCGGCCACTGCATCCTGGTCACTGTATTTGCGATTGCTTCGACCCTCAACCAGCTTAAAGCCGGGCACCACGTTGTTGTGCTTGGTCGCTTGCTCAAGTGCGTATGTCTTCAGATCGTTGAACCAATCGATCACCATGTCCGCTTTGGGCAGCAGCTGCGCGATGCGCTCGACCGACAACGACTGCGGCAGCGGTGGCTTGGCATCTTCGATCTGGCCAAACTCAGCCTGGGCCACTGCGATGGCCTGCTCTGCGCGGGCTGGGCATGTGTAACGTGCCTTGCAAAAGCAGCTGGTGCAGTGGTCGCCTGCAACGAACTCGCCCTTACCCTCCCACTTGGCGACACCTCAGCGTAACCATCGACACGATCAAGCACCTCTGTGGCCAGGTCAGACAGCCCGCCGCTTGCCGGGTCTCGGCAGTCGTCGAGGTCGATGCCTTGCACGTCAGCGCCAAGCACCAAGCCGATGCCGTCGAACCCCTCGCCCATGATCAGGGCGTCGCACACTTCGTCGTATGTGGTCCAGGTGTTGGGTGCTGTCGAGCTGGATGCGCGTCCGTCGACTGTCAGGGGCATCTTCGTCCAGCGACCTTTGCGCTGCACGAGCTGCCACATCACCCACCTGTCGATTGTTTTAAGCTCGGTCGGTATTCCATCCAGTTGCACTGGCAATGCTGTTGGTTTCATCTGACACCCCTCAGTAATTACGGGGTGGGAATGCAGTACCTAATCGCGTCGAGTCTATTTGGAGCAGGGCCTTTCGCAGGCCGTTGTAACTGTCCGAGAGAACCAGAGCAGAGATCACCACGCCCATGTCCTGGTTATCTATCTCGGCCTGCCTGGCTGCGATGACGCAGTCCTCAAGCAGGTCCCTGAAATATTCGGTTCTTGAAAGCATGAAGGCTCCTTAAATACGCACTGCAATCCGTGCAGATCGGTTTTGTTTTTTAGTTAATCGATGGGTGAGCTGGCAGGAATTCAAGCATCGCTTTTCTGACCTGGTCGCGAAAGGTTAGCACAGCTTTCTCGTCGCATGTCATCACTACTCTCACGCCGTCTTCTTCAATGTCAAACACTATTTCGTCCCCGTTGAGCAGTGAGTGAATTGCTTCAATTGACAAGACCATTTCGAGTTCAGTCATTTCAAAGCAGCCCAGTCAATGTCTGGCCTGACCTGCTCAGCCCTCAGATGCGTGCGTTGCTTCTTGGCCAAGCGCAAAACACCGGGCACCCGATCCACCGGCACACGGCCCAAGCGTATCCAATGGCTGACGGCCTGGCCACGAATGCCCAGGTATCGCCCGACAACTGCTGGCCCCCCAAGGGAACGAATGATTTGTTCGACTGTCATGGGGGCGGATGATAGCATTACTTGCACACGATTCGTAAGCTGTGCTATCATCGCGTCCACCAAAACAGCAAACAAGGAAATCAGCATGCAGAAATATCCCATCCCAGCAAATGCCACAAGGTGTTTGCCAACGGTTCCGGCATCGGACCCGAATTTCAAATGGACCAGCGGGTCAGATGTCCAGGCAACCTGGATGCGCCTGACCACATGGCGTCCCATCTACACCAACCAACCGCCCAAGTACATCGAGCCGAAAGAAACATTCGTCACGGTATTGGCCGAGCGTCGGAGGTCCAAATGAGAGAACGCAAAGACCCTCGCATTGCAGCATACATGCGCAAACGCCGCGAAGAGCAGAACGAACCGGAACGGCGAATCTTCCCCGAGGTCGGCACCTTTTGCAGCACCAAGGAGTACGTTGAAAAATACTACGCCATAAACGGCTTGACAAATGGGTCGAGCAAAACGACCGAGCAATATGTGTCCGATCTTTTCGGAGCACTGTCCACTGAACCTGTAACCCTGTAAACCCAAAAGAGAGATGGCAATGATTCAAATCACATTCACACCAGAGACCCCCGAGCAGACAGCCGCCGTTGCTGAAGCGATGGTCAAGTACATGGCAGCTACCGCACCCGGCGGTACGGTGGCCGAAGTAAAGGAGCCCGCCACGCTTGAGATGCCAAAGCTCCGGCGCAAGGCCGCGTCAGCAGCCGAGCCAACACCTGCACCCGAAGAGGCAGCATCCATAACGCTTGAAGACGTTCGTGGTGTGTTGGCCAAGCTGAGCCAGGGTGGCAAAGCCGATGCGGTCAAAGTCTTGATCGCCAAGTTCGGCGCGAAGAAGTTGACCGACATCAGCCCCGACAAGTACGCCGAAGTCCTGGCCGCTGCAAAGGAGCTGTGATGACCATAGCAACACTCATCATCAAAGATGCACCTGACCACCAGTTCACCGTTGAGCGCACGCTTGACAGGCCAGAGGCCCTTGACGAGCCGCCCACACCTGCACTGATCATCGCAAGCTACATCAGCGCAAACGCGAAGAAGGTATCCGACGACGCGATCGCTTGGTACAACGGCATGGACCCCGAGATTGAAGGCAACCAATGACAGCACACGCAAAGCTATCGGCATCAGGCAGTGAGAAGTGGATGACGTGAACACCCAGCGCAAACCTGGAGTCGCAGTTTGCCGACGAGGGCAGTGACTTCGCACGCGAAGGGACCTTTGCACACGCGGTCTTTGAGCAAGATATGCTGACGTACCTGGGCCGCCCTACCAAGCCGCTGCCCGCAGACCTCATGCACTTTGACAGCCAAGAGCTGCGAGACCATGTGGCCACGTCTGTGGACTATGCCATCGAGCGGATCGAGGACGCGAGAGCGCACTGCAAAGACCCGGTCATCATGGTCGAGCGTCGTCTTGACTTCAGCCTGTGGGTGCCGGAAGGTTTTGGCACCGGTGACCTGGTGATCGTCACCGACGGCAGCGTCGAGGTGATGGACCTGAAGTACGGCAAGGGCATCTACGTTGACCCGATCAAGAACAGCCAGCTGCGCTTGTACGGGCTTGGTGCGTTCAATGAGCTGTGCCATCTGTACGACATCTTCCGTGTGCGCATGACCGTGTTGCAGCCCAGGCTCAACAACTTTGGCACCGAAGAGTTGCCCATC